TATAATGGAATTTAATTTTAATGATAATAAGATTGTTGATAGTTTAGATAAAGTACCAGATCAATTTCGCAGTGTTTATGTACAAAGTACAGAAGATAATACTAAATTTGTTATTGATACAAAATATTTAGGAGTTACTGGAGCAATTGACGGTATAAACAAAGCTTTGAAAAATGAACGTAAACTTTCAAATGAATTAAAAAGTAAAAAAGATGTATCAGTTCAATTAAAAGAATTATTTGATCTTGAGTCTTTAGATGAAGTAAAAACTAAATTTTCTGAAATGGAAACAACTATTTTAGAAAAGTCTAAAGTTGATCCTGCAAAAATCAAGGCTGATATTGAAAAAGGTTATTTAACAAAAGAAAAAGCCTTAAATGATAAAAATGCAGCAATGTTTGAGTCATTACGTCAACACATGATTATTGGTGAAGCAAACGCCGCATTAAATGAGCTTAAAGGTAGTGTACCTTTGTTAATGCCTATTATTAAAGAAGCAGCGACTGTTGTTGAAGATAACGGAAGTTATGTTGTACGTGTAAAAGATGACTCGGGTAGCTATAGAGGTAATCAGTCCGGTGGGTTTATGACCATTAGCGATTATGTAAAAGAATTAAAAAATACAGATGCGTATAAACCAGCTTTTGCTGCTTCAAGTCCAAACGGTACAGGCACAAAGCCTAGTAATCAACCAGGAGTAAATCCTACCCCTTCTGATACGTCTCCGCTTTCTTTAATCGAGAGAGGTTTAAGAGAGCAGCAACAAGGCTAAAAAACATGGTTTACTCCTGGATGCTATGGCCCTATTATTGTAAAATAATAGGGTTATTTTCGTGAGGTTAAAAATTCTATTTTAAAAGTGTGATACTTTGTTATCTTTTTTATTTAATAGGATTTTATCATGGCATCAGTTACTCTTGTCGAATCTGCTAAGTTAACTACAAACATGTTGCTTGCAGGTGTAATTCAAAATATTTATACAATCAATCAATTTTATCAAGTATTACCTTTTAAAGGTATTGAAGGTAATGCCTTACAATATACACGTGAAAACGCATTAGGTGATTCTCAGTTTGCAACAGTCGGTGATACTATTACAGCAAAAGCTGCTGGTACATTTACTTCTGTTACAGCCCCATTAACAACATTACTTGGTGATGCTGAAGTCAATGGAATGATCCAAGCTACACGTTCTGATAGAATAAGCCAAAAAGCTGTACAAATTGCTTCTAAAGCTAAGTCTATTAGTCGTCAATATCAACAAACAATGATTACTGGTGATGGTACAAGTAATACTTTTCAAGGTCTTATTTCATTAGCAACTGACTCAGGTCAAGCAGCGTCTACTGGTACAAACGGTGGGGCGTTATCATTTACAATCATGGATGATATGTTATCCAGAGTTGTGGATAAAGATGGTCAAGTTGACTATATCATTATGAATGTTCGTACAATCAATTCATATAAAGCTTTGGTTCGTTCATTAGGTGGTATTACAGCTGATGATGTTTATACATTACCTACTGGAAAAACAATTATTGCTTACGGCGGTGTTCCAATTTTCCGTAATGATTACATTCCTATTACACAGACAAAAGGTTCTGGTTCTGCCCAAACAACAATCTTTGCAGGTACACTTGACGATGGTTCTGAAAAAGTAGGTATATCAGGATTAACAGCTTCTCAAGCCGCTGGTCTTGTAATTGAGGATGTTGGTATTCACCAAAGTCGCGACGAGACAATTACTCGTGTAAAATGGTACTGTGGATTTGCTTTGTTTAATACTAAAGGTCTTGCTTGGGCTGATGGTATCACAAACTAGTATTAATATAGTGTAGAATAGTCTACACCATACATTTTTTAATAAGAGGTTATATGATGTCATCCGTTTTGTTTACCCTGGTTGGTGCAAATGCAGGTAAAACATTAAATATTCTAGGCCATGACTTTGTTAATGGTGTATATGAATATTTTTATGATAATCCTGAACACATTACTTTAAAAGCTCAAGTACTTAAAACTTTTGGCGCTTTTTTACAACATGAATTAGCAGATGCTCAAGAAGCTATTACTGATACTTCTGAAAATGTAAAAGAAGACACAAAAGTTGTAGATGCTTCAAAAGCTTCAAAAGCTGCAGTTGATTGTATCCGTGAAAATACCCATCCTTATGATTTATTTGGAGAAGGTGGATTTGCAGATCAAGTTCTTAAATTTATTGGTCTTAAATTTTTTGAGTCTGATTCATCTACAGTTAGTGAAAAAATTGTAGCAAATACTCCTGTTGATGCAAATGCTGATACACAACCTGTTGATGCAAATGTTGATACACAACCTGTTGATGCAAATGCTGATACACAACCTGTTGATGCAAATGCTGATACTAAAAAATAGGTATATATAATGACTTTTATTGTGCAAGCTGATACTCCTGTCGCAAATGCAAATGCGTATATTGATGCTCAATATATGCGTGATGTAATGTCTTTAAGAGGTATTGACTTGTCACAATATACAGACAATCAATTACAAGTAGCAATAATAAAAGCAACTGAATACGTAGATTTACGATTTAAATATAAAGGTCTTAAAAAAGATCAAAATCAAGATTTACAATGGCCTAGATATTGGATAACAAATAGAGAAGGTTTTAATATATCTGGGTTACCTAACCCAGTTAAAAAAGCCACAGCTTTTTATGCAAAAAGAGCTTTAACAGTTGAATTATTACCTGAAATAGATTATGACAGTTCTGGTGCCGCAATCAAACGTAAAGTTGAAACAGTAGGGCCTATAACAGAAGAGACTGAATATTCAAATGGAGGAGAAGTAGTTTTTCCTACATATAATGATGGAGATTTACTATTAATATCAAATGGTTATATTGAAGAGTCAACAAGTATATCAAATACAAATTCTATTGTTTCCGGTTCAATAGGTGTAGGCTAATGTCAATTGATTCATTAATAAAAAAACATGGTTCAGATGTTGTAATAAAGACAAAAATCAATATTACCCCAGATGTGTCAAAACCCTGGTTGACTACTGTTACTGAAACACAAAATAATGTAGTAATGTTTTTTTATAATAAAGACCATGAACAACGTGAAACATTATTTATTGATATTAAAGATTATATACCAAAAGGTAAATATATAGGTGTATTATCTGCTTCTTATAATGTATCACCTAAAATAGGTGATTCTGTTATAAAAAATAATATATCATATACTATTGAATCAATTTTAGAATATACCTCATTTAAAAAGACAATGTTATATATAATTGGATTAAAAATATGACATATACTCAAATATTAGATGAAATATTTGGTTTATTCAACCAGGGGGTTATAAATAACAGTGTTACAGCTATAGGTTATGTGCCAAACATATATTGGGATGGTGTTCAAAGTTTAGATGCAATTGATCAAACTAAAATTACTTTAGATATTGTAAACAATGTAATATCAGATAATATAGAAACAATAGGTCATGTAAATGAAAGACTTTTTAAATTAGTTGGATATATACGAATTGATATAAATTGTCCTATTACATTAAATCAAAGTTTATATACAGGTCGTAAATTAATTGATGTAATAATAAATATATATAAAGGTGTTACAACTAATTCAGGTATATGGTTTAGAGGTATAAAAATTAATGAAAATATTGATTATGATGTTGTTAAAAAAATATCTATATTAATTGATTATGAGTGTTCACAAACTGCTTAAAGGAGTAGTAAAATGGTTAATAAAATTGATTCAAATTCCGTTGGTCTTGCTATTGCTGAAGAAGTAATTGGATCACCTAAAACATTACCTGGTACACCAATTTGGCGTAGTTTATTGCCAAATGATTACGGTGATTTTGGTGTCAAAACAAAACAAGTTGCACGTGACCCAATTACATCAGATAGACAAAAACGTCGTTCTGTTATTACTGATGTTGATGCTTCTGCTTCATTTCCTATTGATTTGACTCAAGAAGGTTTAAATCGTTTATGGCGTGGAGCTTTATTTTCTACTTTTTATGAAAAAGCCGATACTGCACCTATTGATGGTACAGCCATTACTATTACTAGTGCAACATCTACTACTTATACTGCAGCTAGTGGATTGACTGTATTTAATGCAAATGATTTAATTTATGCTTCAGGATTTACAAATGCTGCAAACAATGGTCTTAAATTACTTTCTGCTTCCGCTTCAGGTTCTGTCACTACAACTGGAAATGTCTCGGAAGCTTCGCCTCCGGCTGCTTCACGTTTACAAAAAGTAGGTTATCAATTTGCTTCTGGCGATGCAACAATGACTGTAACAAGTGGTGTTGCGACATTAGGTGCTACTGCTAAAGATTTAACAACGTTAGGTTTAAACGTAGGGGAATGGATATTTATCGGGGGTGATGCGGCTGGTTCATTCTTTGGTACATGCCCAACAGGTTATGCGCGTATTTTATCAATTTCTGCTACTGCAATTGTGTTTGATAAAGTCACAGCTGCATTCGTAACTGATACTGGTTCAGGTAAAACAATTCGCATATTCTTTGGTAAATTCTTAAAAAATGAGCAAAATTCAGCAAATATTATTACACGTTTATATCAATTAGAACGTCAATTAGGTAATGATGGTTCAGGTATTCAATCAGAATATATTCGAGGAGCCGTCGTAAATGAAGTTGGTTTGACCATACCTCAAGGGGATAAAATAACAGCTGATTTTAACTTTGTAGCAACTGATGGTGAATATCGTACAGGCTCACAAGGTGTAAAATCAGGTACACGTGTTGCTGATTTAAATGAAAAAGCATTTAACTCATCTTCACATGTATATCGTTTTAAAATGAATATAATTGATGCAACTACTTTACAACCAAGCGCTTTATTTGCTTATATTCTTTCTGGTTCATTATCTATCAAAAATAATGCAAGTTTATCAAAAGCAGTTGGGGTTACAGGTGGTTTTGATATCAATGTGGGTTCCCTGGATGTATCTGGTGAATTAAATCCTTATTTTACAAACACATCAGCTATTTCTTCAATT